CCCATATCCATTGGGTCAGCTTCTACTTCAAATTCGTCTAGATTAAAATCTTCATCTAGTTCGTCTTCGTCTTCATCTTCTTCATCAGCTGCTTCATCAACTTCTTCGTCTTCATCAGCTGCTTCATCAACTTCTTCGTCGTCTAGATCAGCTTCTAGAAGTGATTCATAAATGTCTCTTGATTTTTCCACTACGATTTCGTGGAAAAGCTCTTCTGCACCTTCTCTATCTTCGTTGATTAGGCGCTCAAGCATTTCTTCAAACTTGTTGCGATTTGCCATTACTTTTCTCCTATAAATGTTATACCTATGGTAAGGCTGTCAGTTGTATTTAACATTTAACGAGAAATATACGTAGAAATAGGCCAAAAACGGCATATTTTTTAACAGGAAGCAGAAAATCCAAAAATTCTTTGGAAATTTTCTACTGTGATTGTAGTAAAATTGCTAAAATTATTTAGTTCTTCAGGTTGATAGTTATCTGGTGCTATTACCCTTACATACTGAATTTTTTGATGTTCTTTGATAACACTTTTAGTTTGGCGTAGCCAATTGCCAAAAAATGTTGCACCATCTGTGCTTTTTTTATAATTTACAGTATCAGCATAGATGTTGTTAAGTTTTTTCCCATCATTCAACCCTCTATAATCAAAGCCTAAAATATAGATAGTTTCGTATCCATGTTGACTAGCTAGCCATAGTGCAGTCGGGCCACTACTCCATCCTTTTGACGGCTGAAAATAGTTAAATCCTTGCATCTTTTGATATGCTTTGTTTGGATTAGTCCAAACTTCGTTTTTTCTTTGATATCCACTCTTGTTTATTTCTAGTATCATTTTAGTGTCAACGGCTACTAGATAATCGGGATCAAATGTTCTATATAAAGCATTACACCCATATATTTTTCCGAATTCTTTTAAATCTCCAGGATTAATAGGAGTACGACTAGTGCCATTACCTAAAACAAATGCAGTATTTTTATGTTCTAATAATGGAGTTTTATTTAAAACAACAGGTTCAACTTTTTCGTTTAGCACAGAATTTTCACGGTTTATTTCTTTTTCGCGCCGGCGTTGTTCTCTTATAACGTGCCATTCAGATTTTGTATATTGAGATTTGTCAAGTTTTGCCATTATACCCCGGCAGCTGCTGCTTGCGCTGCTATTCCATACATCTGTTTAACAAAGTCTAGTTCTTTTGACTTTTCATCTGTATGTAGCTCGCTTGCTTTTCTTGCACGGTTAATTTGGCGTAGGGTAAGACGTGTTTTACGAGTATCATCGAAATCTACGATACTATCGTCATATTGAGGATCGTAACGATTGTCCTCAATCGGTTCTATAGTTTCTTTATCGTAGTAAAATAATTCTCGTAGTATCATGTTAGTATTTATATCGTTTGATCGGTAGGCGCTGGTTGTGCTCCGCCGGTTTCTCCGCCGGTTGCTGTTTCAGGAGCGGCAGCATCTGCTCCTATTTCAGGTTCTTCTGCATCAAGTGCAATATCTTCTGCACCGTCTAAATCTGCACTAATACCAGCACCGCTAATGCCTGCACTACGCATTTCTCCAGCAGCATCAGTTGACGGTTGCTCTAGCATTTCGTCATTTTCTTCGCGCCATAGACGTTCATTTTCTGCAATTTCTTCATCACTCATGCCAAGGAACCTTTTTAATGCAAATCTATTACTCACATAAGGTATTGCACTCATTTGTGTAAATGTTGGTACTCGACTATTGTCTAACTCTGCTTGTCTGTATGCAGCAAAATTCTGCGGAGGCATAAACTTAAGATCAAACATGTTAGTGTCAATGTTTACACCTTTTTCAAGAAGAAAACGTTTAAATTCTTGGTTAAATTCTTCTACAATTAGGCCTTGCAATCTTTCGCAGTAGGTATTAAATCTTAACTCTTGTATATAGGCTGTCCCGACTCTGCCGTCATTATAGCTAGTTGCTCCGTCATCAGCACCGGTAGGAAGATATGAACTCGGGATTCGTAAGCCGCGTACAAGCTTATTAGTAAAGTATCGAAGGTCATCTATTTCTCCTAGATTAGTTCCGCCTGGTAGTGTTTCAACTTTTGAGCCTCTACCTTCAGCTGTTTGTGGGAAGAAGTAGTCTTCGTTGATTGACAGAGGGTTATATGAACTGTCTATGACATTAGTGCCGCCTCCTGTTGCCGATGGGATTCTTCTTTGGTGTATTTCGGTTTTTACACGCTCCACAAATTGCATAGCAAGGTGTGAAGGCATGTTGCCCACATCAACGTAGAATACTCTTCTTTCTGGCGCTCGTTGTACGCGATAGATAATAATCGCGTCTTCAAGCAATTCTTTTTGTTTATAAACTTTAAAAATAGTCTCAAGTAGACTATTACCAAATGGATAATTGTTGTCTAGGCCTTCGCTTAAGGACAAGTGTACAATGTGTTTTGCATCAACTGCTGTTTCACCTTCTTCTATAGAAAATCTACTACCTGCTTGTATTGGACTATTTCCAACCATACCCTGTCCGCCACCTGTAAAATATCCCTGTCCGCCAGGCATGTTAGGTGATTGTATATTACCATTAGTAATATGTGTTGATGTTGCTACTAGTTCCTTAAAATTTAAATTGACGTCTTTAATAATATATTGTTCAGGAGTCTTACCTTCTGATTCATTTACAATAATTCGAGTTACTTTGGCAGGATCAATGTGAAACATTTTTTTAGTTTCAGGATCTCTTAAGAAAAATTGATCTCCATATTTAAATGTATTTCTAAATATACGAAACATTCTAGTCTCAAAATTTTGCAGTTTTACCCATTGTTTTAGATATTGTCCTAGAATTTGTATTTCACTGTTGGTTGCACTTTTGTTAAATTCAAAGTCAAAGTTAGTATTGTTTCTTTTGTTCTGTTGTGTGCAAAATTCTGCAAGAATATCTAGTGCAGCATTAACTTCAGAATCTAAATCCATAGTGTTGTACTGCCCATATCGTTCAACACGATTTGGAGACCCTACATATACATCTGGAAGATAGCTAGAATAGTTTGTTCTTGCTGGTCCTTGAACACCCGCATTTCTTGAGCCATTGATTGGACTGTATGCGCCAGATGGGTTGTCACCTGTTGGCACTGGTGTAAAATATTTCTTCCAACTCATCTAATGGCTACTCCTTGCATTAAGTTGCCTGCACCTCTAATAGCTTCTGCTTGTTTAGCAGAGTTTCGTGCAACGTTATTATTTATTTGTATTAATTGTAACATACTTTGGTTAAGAGAGTCAAGTGCTTGCTCCATTTTGTCCGTGCTTATTTGAGGTCCATTTGATGTTACTTCGCTCCTAAAACTGTCAATAGCAGTTTGTAAGCCTTGTGCCATTTGCGGATTTTCTCTTGTTCGTTGAATTGTATTTCTTAAATTAGGCAAAATAGTAGAAAATTGACGATCAAATATTGATTGCATACCGGATAATGAATTTGAAGTCTCTTGTCCTAAACTGCCTTGTATTCTACCAAGTTGGTTTTCGAATATCGACTGCATTCCTGATAATGAATTAGAATTTTCTTCTCCTAGTCTGCTTTGTACTGATCCGATTTGTTGTTCGAACATAGAAGACATACCAGACAAAGAATTAGAATTTTCTTGCCCTAGAGTTCTCTGCATTGATCCAAGTTGTTGTTCAAATGTAGATGTTATGCCTGTGATAGAATCTGCTGTTTCTTGTCGTGAGTCCTGTTGATTGGAAGCAAGCTGCTGACTAAATGTAGATGACATGTTTGATAAAGTATTAGATGTTTGATCGCTTATGCCTTGCTGGTTTGATATAGCAGTTTGCATGTTTTGACCCATTTGTTGCATCTGCGGTGCTACAGAATTCATAACTGATCTAAATGTTGATGCAGTATTGTCCATAGCATTTTCCATGTTAGGAATTACTGTGCCGTCTATACCAGGTATAATAGTTTCTGGACCTTCTTCGCCAACTCTGTATATCTTACCTGCACTTATTGGTCCGCCTTGTGCTCTGCCGCCACCAAATAAATTGTCGAGCAATCTAGTCAGTTCTGGATTACCTTCCTGCTCTGCTAGATTACGTAGGAATCCTTCCATTTTATCTATGTTTGTAATTCTTGTTAACAGCGCATTGTTGTTAATAAGCGGAGTAAACACACTTGCAAATTGATTTTCTTCTTGCAATTGTTTATCGTTAGGCTGTCCGGGTATGAGTGCTTCAGCACCGCCTTCAGCTAATGCTCCTGCACCTATACCAGCAACGCCTATTGCTTCTAATGCTTTCCTTGCTGTGTCAGCAAGTTCCGTGTTTGCACCTAAATTCCTAGCAATGGTCATATGAACTTGGTTAGCACCGTTTGCAAGGTCAATTGTAGCTTGATTAATTGCTGCGCTTACTTGTTGTCCCGGAGTGCCTGTACCTGTTCTTTGTGCTGCTATTGCACTTCTGCGCTGTCTTTCAAGTTCTCTAGCAGCATCTTCTCTAGTAGCACCTTCGCCCATACGAGCCATTTGTTCTTCAACAGCATTTTGATAATTTTCTGTGCTTCCGTAGAAATCTGCCATGCTTTGGCCAACATCACTCAATTGACCAGTTGTTGCTACTATTAGTCTTGTTTGATCCTGCCCTGCGGCTGCTACTTGTGCTTGTACGCGAGCGTTAAGCTCTGCCATTCTTGCTTGTTTTTCTTGCGGACTAATTTGTGCATTACTTGCTTTACTTAAACGAGCCATTTCTCTAATTGTTGCAGCAATTTCAGGATTCATTGATTCAAAATTAGCGGTCATTTTTGATGCCGGAGCATTGACTTGTAAATAATCTTGTAGCAATGCTTGGGCCTGATCCCCTGCAACATTAAGTCCTTGGAATGCTTGATCAAAAGCCATTGAAACATCTCGAGCACCATTTATTTCTGCTAGTCTCATTGCAGCTATATTTTTACCATCACGCTGTGCGTCTAGCATTTCTTGACGTTGTTGTTCTGCACTTTCGCCTGTCACTTCTGCTATGAATGCCATGTTTTCGGCCATTTTTAAAGTAGCTTGTGCAACTTGGCCTTCGTTCATACCGGAAAGTCTTATGCCTCGGCGATTACGAGCAACATTCTCTAAAAGTAGTTCGTTTGATTCTTCTAGCGAATACCCAAGATTAGTTAGACCCTGTATGGTTTGACCATCTTCAAACATCGCTCTAGAAAGTTCTGCAAAACGTTTTGCACCATCGTTTACACCTGCACCTAGTCCTGCTAGTGCTCCTGCATTTCTGCCAACAAGATTAGCAAATGCGTCTAGAGGCATGCGGGTGCTTGCTGCGGCTGCTCTTAAGGCGCCTAGATCTCCGTTAAATCCAGCACCAACTTTGCTTAAAGATTTAAAAGTGTCATTAGTAACTTCAAGATAACTTACTACACCGGTTACGCCCATACCAAACGCTTTAGTAAGGTCACCAATAATGGGTATACTACCAGATAGATTGGCAATGTCTTTTGTGAAATCTGAAATACTGCCGCCTGCTCTAGTTATCATACCTGTAGCATCACCAAGTGCTCCGGTAAATTGAGCTGATCCTCGACCAAAAGACATACCGCCGCCGCTCCTGCCACCGCTAGGTGTTCTATCTTGCGATTGCTGTCGTTGCGCTGCTGCAAATCCATCTGATATTGCTCTAACGATCGCGTCTCTGTCTTCTCTTTCTAGTGCCATAGGTTGTCTAATATGAGCAGTTTTCTTCAAAATTATCAAAGACAACCTAAATTGTTTATCGATCTTCCTAGCAAAGGAAAATACTATGATGCATCAATCATAGACGAAGAACAGTATGTGCAAATACCTGTGTTTGGCATGAATGCCATGGACGAAATATTATTTAAAACACCTGATGCACTATTTTCAGGTGAAGCTACAGCGCAGGTTATTAAAAGCTGTATTCCTACAATACTAGATCCGTGGAAGCTAGTAGGTTTTGACATTGATTATATATTAATTGCGATACGTATTGCTACCTACGGTGACGACATGGGTATTACATGTACATGTCCTAGTTGTAAAGAGAAAACAGATGTAAATGTTAGTTTAACAAAAATGATTCAAACTTACGAATCTTACGAAACTGAATATAATTTTAGCCTAGAAGATTTAAATTTTATTCTCCAACCAATCACATACAAGCAGCTTACAGATTTTGCTGTTGAAAATTATACCTATGAACGCACATTACTACAGATTGGTCAGCAAGAAGATCTAGATGAAAAACAAAAGAATGCAGCAATGAAAGATGTATACAACAAAGTTAGTGAGCTTAACCTACGTATTGCTGTAAGTTATATTGACACAATCACCAACGGTAATGAATCAGAATCTGATATTAATGAAATTACAAAATTTGTCACTAGCAATGATGCTGTGTTTTATCAAAATCTAAAAGATGGTATAACAGATCTTTCAAACAAATGGAAACTGCCACCATTAAAGGTTCAGTGTGCTAATGAAGAATGTCAAAAAGAGTACAACACTAAAGTAGAGTTAGATTATTCAAATTTTTTCGGACTGAAATTCTTACACTCTCGGAATCTGATATCATAGAACTGTCCGAACAGTATGATCTAGCAATCAAAAGAATCAAAGATGAAAGATATCGTATTGGATGGTATATGCGCGGTAGCATGACATATCATGATCTTATGTATAAAGTGTCTGCTGAAGATATTGAAATCTTTACCAGAATAGTCAAAGACAACATAGAAGCAACTAAAGAATCAAGACTGCCCCTGATCTAGTGCAGCTTTAGTTGCTTTTGCTTTTGCTTTTCCTTTGTTATAGATAGCAAGCAGTTCAGGATTGCTTGTGATCATATCACGTAGTTTATCTACAACTTCTTTTTCGTTTGGTTTATTTGATTCTTTTATAGATTCTTCACTTTTTGTATCACCGCCAAACCATGGATCGTCCCCACCTACTGTGGATTGTATTACATCCACACCAGCAGCAAGAGCTAATATATCACTCTTTTTTAACCATTCTTTAGCAATGAAATCTTCAACCATATCCATTACACCGGCATATTCTAAAACTTGGTAAAGTGCTTCAGTGCCAAAGAACCCTATTATGCCGCCGGCAACTAAACCTAAAATTATACTTGTGCCGCCTGATCCAATTATACTAGCTAACCCAACTACAATTAAACTTGTTGCACCAGCCGTGGCTAATAGTGCAATAATGCCTTTAAACGTAAGTTCAACTAGATCGTCTATACATTCTCTATACTGCGATTCCATTGCATCAGTCCATGTTAAATCTTCTTCAGCTACACCTGCATTGCGCTGACGGTCAATTTCATTTTGAACAACACGTAACATTCTGTCAAGTTCTTCTTCAACTTCAACAGCAGTTAGTGCGGCATTAACAATTGAACCTATAGCCCCACCGCCTAATTTGCTTGCACTTCCTGCGAAAGAACTTAATTTATCCATCAGTCTTGCAATAATTCCTTTCCTAGAAGGTTTTGGATTTCGATCCTTACTTGCTGGACGTTCGTCATCGGGATTCCTGCGATCGTCTGCCCGCAAAGGCGGAACTTTTCCTGTTTTAATTCTAGTCTGTTCATCAACCATGTCAGGGGAAATTGTTATTTTAACAGTTCCCCTTCCACTAGTTCTTTTTACACGACGAGTAAAACTCTTGCCTTGGGCATATTTTTTACGTTCTCTTGTGGTCAGCTCATCTACTGTAGGAACTTCTGGATGTAGAGCTCGTAGTTTACTGTTTGTGCTGTCTGGTGGAGTAGTTTTGGGTGTTCGCGGTTCGTCAGTTAATCGTGGCTCATTACGGACAGGATTTTTACTTCTTTTTTGTACAGGTTCTTTTTGATCTGTTTGTTGTGCAGTAGATTTTTTAGACTTTTCTTGATCTTTTATTTTTGCATTGCGATTATCCATATCTCTTACAGCATCTTCTTCAGCGCCACCGCCAGTATATCTTTTTACAACATTGCCAGTTTCTTTATCGATAACATTCCACATAGGTTTCCCATCTTTGTCTAGGACTCCTTTTTTTACGTCAAATGTTTCTGTTAGAGCTGTAATTTCAAATACTTTCATCTCAATTAACCTTTGTATTTTTGCACATAGTATTTATATTTATTTGAATATCTACTTCGTAGATATTAGTTTTCGCTATCGCTCAAACTAAACACTTCGTTTGTATGATAGAAGTAAATGAATATTAAGATTAAATTCGTTTTTACGATGTAGATTGTTTCAGTCAGACGGAACCTGTTACGGTTCCATCTAATCTCAAAAATAGCTTCATGTGAGTTCGCCACCAGCCGAGACTTGGAAGTAGGTTTTTAATTATACTGCTACACAATGGGCTCTGACCTTTCCCAACCTACGTCGACATCAAAATATAGTTAATAAGCAATAATTTCTAAATTATAGTTAATGCACTATATTTTTACCCGTTGCTTCGTTCCTAGTGCATACGGTTTTTATGTGTAATGTGCAGTTTTTCGACAGCCAACAATCAGTCTACGCCAATCAAACATCCTACTACCGGATGCCGCTCAACGTGTTGCGTGTGCTCCTATACGGATGCTTTTTCCACAGCGGTATTTGCAAACTGGCCCGCCAACCTTATGTGTTGGAATGTTTTGCCTGTTCTAGTAGTGCCTGTCGCAATTTATCGGAACCGCCAACTCTAACATTAATAATTCCATTGTAATACTCATCCGTCTCTAATACACGGCGGTCAAATTGCTCTCTTGCCTCTATGTAGCTCATCTCTGCGCGAGATTTGCAAAGGTATAATATTTCTCTTGTGAAGTTTTCTGGGCCTAGTGCAGTGACGTCAGCGTTGAGTCTATCAGATGATCCCCAATAGTCTTTCCAGTCTGACTCTTTGTGTCCACGTCTTTTATTTTTTTTGCCTTTGAGTGGTGGTTTAGT